GACGACGCCGGTGCACTTCTGGCAAGCGCTGCAGGCAGCCAACGTCGCTGATGGTTCGCTGGCGCGGTTCCTGATCCTTCAGACGGAGGAGGACTTCCCGGATAGCAACAAGGACTTCGGCGTCATCGATCCGCCCCAGGGGTTGATTGATCGCCTGCTGCTGATCCATCAGGGCGGGGGCAAGCTGTCGGGCAACCTCAGCGATATCGGTGGCGTGGATCAGGTGTCGCCGACACCCCGCTTGGTGCCCATGAGTGACAAGGCAAAGGCAGGATTCAAGGCGCTTGACCGCGACCTCCTGGATGACCTGCGCGCCTCGTCCGGCAGCGGTTTCGCGTCGATCCTGGCGCGCATCGAGGAAAACGCCACCAAGCTCGCTCTCATCCGTGCCGTATCGCGCGATGCGGTGGATCCGCAGATCCAGAAAGAGGACGCAGAGTGGGGCATTCTCATCGCACGGCATTGCGCCAATCAGACCATTCGTGAAGCGTCGATGCGGGTTTCGGAGAACGTCATCGAGTCGAATCACAAGCGCGCGCTCCTGATACTTCAAGGGTCGGGGACCGAGGGGATGACCAGGAGCGAGTTTACGCGTCGTACGCAGTTCATGGATGGCCGTCAGCGCGACAGCGTGCTGCAAACGCTGCTGGACGCACAGTTCATCGAGGTCGCCATGATTCAAGGAACCCGACGTCCAACGCAAGTAATAAAAGCGCTTACAAACAATGCGTTAGATGGTGACAGTGATTAACTTCAATTTTTATTATTTCAAACTTCACATGCCCTGTGTACACACATCCACATCGCCTCGCGCGCGAGACCCGAAGAGAGGGAGAGAGAAAACAGGATATATTGAAAGAATTAAATATTGATATATCTATCTCTCTCGCCACGAGCACTCCATTGAAAGATTGAAGTATTGACGTTATTGCCGTAGCCCCATTTTTGCTCTGACCCGTACCCGATCCCGATCGGGCATGAGGGAGCGCCGAAGACCCTGACCCGGTCGCGTGCCGCTCCTCCAGGCCGCCTTAGCCTCTTGGAGGACTTGCACCATGACCCACCATCCCACAACGCCGTCAGCGGCCTCTGCGGCCGTCGTAGGACCTCTCCCAGGTGCGAAGCTCGCCCTTGATCTGGGCCAGCACACCGGCTGGGCGCTGGCCTATCCACGCGGTCCCATCACCTCGGGTACCGAGACCTTCAAAGCCGGCCGCTTCGAGGGCGGCGGCATGCCGCTGCTGCGCTTCGCCGCGTGGCTCGACGAATTGCACGCCAAGGCCGGTCCGCTGACCACCGTCGTGTTCGAGGAGGTGCGAGCGCACAGGGGCACAGCGGCGGCTCACACCTACGGCGCCTTTCTCGGACAGCTCACGGCGTGGTGTGAGCGCCACCAAGTGCCCTACCAGGGCGTGCCGGTGGGCACGATCAAGAAACACGCCACCGGACGCGGCAACGCGGGGAAGGGCGACGTGATCGCCGCGATGCGCATCAAAGGCTTCCACCCCGCGGACGACAACGAAGCCGACGCGCTGGCGATCCTGCACTGGGCGCTGGAAGGCGGTGTGCGATGAGCCGGCTGAGCTGTGCGCTGGCTCGCGTAATTCCGCCATCACCCGCCTCCGAAGACGACCTGCGGGCGCTGCGTGCCGCCGCCTGGCACAAGCAGGGCGTGCTGGCGGTGTCGCTCGAATCGGTCGCCGACAGTTGGGAGCGCACGCTCCTCGAAGCGATCGGCAACCGGCTCTACGGCCGGCGCCAGCCGCCGTCAACGGGAGGACCACAGCATGGCCGCTAAGCTGAAGCCGGAGCCTGTGAAGCCCGGCGTCACGAGCCCCGTCACCGGTGGCCGGCAGGTCGAGTGGGTGCGCGAGGAGTCGGGTGAGCACCAGGGCAACGAGCATTTCCGCACCATCGATTCGCTCGGGCTGATGCTGAAGAACGGCACGATCACCCCGCCAATGCACGATGCCGGGCAGGAATTCGCCACGGTGTTTGCCGTGGCTCATCTCGACGGACCGAGTGTGCCGACGTTCGACCGCCTTCGCGGTGGCCAGTGGCGCGACAGCATGACCGAACGGGTGGCCTTTGCTCGCAAGCGTATCGGCCAGGCGCTCGACGCGGTGGGCGGTATCGCCAGCCCGGGTGGCTCGGCGGTGTGGCACGTCGCCGGGCTCGGGCAGAGCGTCAAGGAGTGGTCGCAGCGGGAGGGCTGGAACGGAAGGGCGCTGTCGCAGCCCGAGGCGCGCGGCATCCTGGTCGCTGCGCTCGCCATGCTTGCTATGCACTACGGATATTTACGAGAGACCTGCGCCAGATCCATTGACCGGTGAACATCGAGGGCGTAGCATTACGTCATCTTCAAAGTGAAGCGCCTGCCGGTCCTGCCCGCAGGCGTTTTTGCGTTCTGGCTCGACTCGAACCCGCCCCTGTGGCGGGTTTTTGCTTTCCGCGCAGCCCCCTCCTGGAACGTCTGAACACCATGCTCAACGTCGAGTACCGCAAGGTCGAGGCGCTGATTCCTTGCGCCCGGAATCCGCGAACCCACACCGCCGAGCAAGTGGGCAAGATCGCCGCCAGCATCGTCGAGTACGGGTGGACCAACCCGATCCTGGTCGATGGCGACAATGGCATCGTCGCCGGTCACGGCCGACTCGCCGCGGCGCGCAAGCTGAATCTGGACGATGTGCCGGTCATTGAATTGGCCCACCTCACGCCGACCCAGAAGCGCGCTTATCTCATCGCGGACAACCGCATGGCGCTGGATGCCGGCTGGGACGACGCCATGCTGACACTGGAACTCGAAGACCTGAAGCTGGCCGACTTCGATCTCTCGTTGACCGGATTCGACGCCGACGAGATCGAGGCCTTGCTGGCTGACAGTCACACCGACGCAGAGCAGCCGGGCGATGGCAACCCGCCCGATGCCGGCGACGATGTGCCCGAGGTTCCGACCAATCCCGTATCTCGTCCCGACGACGTGTGGGCCTTGGGTCAGCATCGCCTGATCTGTGGCGACGCCGCAGATTCTGCCGCGATCGCCACGCTGATGGCGGGCGATCGGGCGCGGGTCTGCTTCACCTCGCCGCCCTATGGCAACCAGCGCGACTACACCAGCGGCGGCATCACCGATTGGGACGGATTGATGCGCGGCGTCTTTGTAGATCTCCCGATGACCGACGACGGCCAGGTGCTCGTCAACCTCGGCATGATCCACCGCGACAACGAAGTGATCCCGTACTGGGACAACTGGCTAGCGTGGATGCGCACCCAGGGCTGGCGGCGGTTCGCGTGGTACGTATGGGATCAGGGGCCCGGGATGCCCGGCGACTGGGCGGGACGCTTTGCCCCGAGCTTCGAGTTCGTCTTCCACTTCAACCACCAGAGCCGCAAGCCGAACAAGATCGTTCCCTGCAAGCATGCTGGCCAGGAACTGCACCTGCGTGCGGACGGGTCGTCCACCGCGATGCGCGGCAAGGATGGCGAGATCGGCGGCTGGACGGCCGCGGGCCAACCCACGCAGGACAATCGGATCCCCGACTCGGTGATCCGCGTGATGCGCCACAAGGGCAAGATTGGTCAGGACATTGACCATCCCGCCGTCTTCCCGATCGCCCTGCCGGAGTTCATCCTCGAGGCCTACTCCGACACCGGCGACCTCGTTTTCGAACCCTTCTGCGGTTCAGGAACGACGATGCTCGCGGCGCAGCGTACCGGCCGCATCGCCCGCTCGGTCGAGATCGCGCCCGAGTACGTCGATGTGGCGATCAAGCGCTTCCAGCAGAACTTCCCGGGTGTGCCAGTGACACTCACAGCCACCGGCCAGACCTTTGTCGAAGTCACTGCCGAACGACTGCGGAGCGACAATGCTGACCGTTGAGCAATGGCCGATCGACCAGCTGATCGAGTACGCGCGCAACCCGCGCAAGAACGATCATGCCATCGACCAGATGGCTGCCGCCATCCAGGAGTTCGGTTTTCGGATCCCGTGCGTCGCGCAGTCTGATGGCCGTCTCGTTGACGGCCACCTGCGCCTGAAGGCAGCTCGCAAGCTCGGGCTCGACACGGTTCCGGTGATCCTCGCCGATGACCTGACGCCAACGCAGATCAAGGCCTTTCGACTGCTGGCCAACCGGTCGGCGACCTGGGCCGAATGGGATGACGATCTGCTGCGCCTCGAGCTCGATGAACTGAAGCTCGACCACTTCGATCTGGCACTGACCGGCTTCGATGCCGACCAGCTACTGGAAATCATGGCCGGCGAGGAGAGCAGCACCGAAGGCCAGACCGACGACGACGCCGTGCCGGACGTTCCGGAAACGCCGGTGTCGCGGTTGGGTGATGTGTGGGTACTCGGCAAGCACCGGCTGCTGTGCGGGGATGCCACGCAAGAGGACAGCTACCTGGCACTGCTCGGCACCGATCGTGTGTCGATGGTCTGGCAAGATCCGCCGTACAACGTGAACTACGCCAACAGCGCCAAGGACAAGTTGCGCGGCAAGAATCGCGCGATCATCAACGACAACCTGGGCGAGGGGTTCTACGACTTCCTGGTGGGGGCCCTCAGACCGGCGCTGGCGCGCTGCGATGGCGCGGTCTACATCGCGATGTCCTCCAGCGAGCTCGACGTGCTGCAGTCCGCCTTCCGCGCCGCCGGCGGCCACTGGTCGACGTTCATCATCTGGGCGAAGAACACCTTCACGCTGGGGCGCGCCGACTACCAGCGCCAGTACGAGCCGATGCTCTACGGCTGGCCCGAGGGCGGCAAACGCCACTGGTGCGGCGACCGTGACCAGGGCGACGTGTGGCAGATCAAGAAACCGGTCAAGAACGATCTGCATCCGACGATGAAGCCCGTCGAGTTGGTTGAGCGCGCCATCCGGAACTCTAGCCGCCCGGGCGACACGGTGCTCGACTGCTTCGGTGGGTCGGGCACGACGATGATCGCCGCAGAGAAGTCGGGTCGGTGCGCACGCTTGATGGAACTCGATCCGAAGTACGTGGATGTGATCGTGCGCCGATGGCAGGACCACAGCGGAAGGAAAGCCACCCGTGAGTCGGATGGCCTACTCTTCGGCGAGTAACCGGCTATCCGATCTCTTCTCTTAGGTCACGCACTATTGCGCCGAGATTAGTGCCTTGCTCATCGCTCGGCGGCGAACAACTAGGCACGCTGTCAACATGACGGCAAGCAGCGGAAGTGATTCGGGCTCCGAAACGGGGATGCTCAATACTTCCGACATTGCGTAAAAGGGCAGCGGGAAATGCGCGGTATAGCGGCCTCCGTAAAGCCCGATCCAAGTATCGGCAGTGGACGCGGAACTGCCGGTTCCGGGCTGATACGTACCTAGGAAACGGCCAGCCAACCCTGATGCGTAGGTGCCAGACCATACCTCGACGTTAACCGGGAACCCATGCTGGTCTATCGCAAGCGGGGCATCAACGTCACCGTCCCACAGGTCCGCATAGTCATCGACCAGCTTCGTCCCGTTCAACAGGAAGGTTGGGATCCCAGGGAAGTCTGCTGGGCCGGACCCGGTGTGGTCTCTGGCAGAAACGGTTGCCGTCGATGCAATCGCTCGCCATGAAATAGAACCGAGGGCGGCCTCAGTGCGCGCTTCGGCCATCACGAAGGCGTCGTAGTCAGCGATATTGGAGGACAGAGCATCGTGGACGCCCGCCGTCACAAAGGCCAAACGGTAGTGCGCGCCCGGGGGTAGGAACGTCGGCGTCGTGATAGGAGCCGCGAGGCCTAGAGGAGCGGCTAGGACAAGCGAAGCCAGTGCCAAGGGTGCCAAAAGGGCTGCGCACGGGCTCGACGATTGTCGACCAGATGCGCCGCAGACGTGATGTGTCATGGTCGGGGGATGCCTCGCGTTTGCAGAGCCGAAGGATCGGCAGGTACGGACAAGCAATCCAAAGGGAACGAGTAGTGTATGTTGCTCCGTCGTCAGGGGCAATTCTGATCTTGCCTCGCGGCAAACAACCCATATGCTTCAGCCCCCAAACGCCCACACAGAGCGTTGTTGATCGGCAACTGCGATGCCTGGTGCTCTCGGCACACCGCTTCTTGCACGACTTGAGTCTGGGCAGGTCGAGCAGAGGGTCGCGCGAGGTTTGATTTCCGGCTGGATCAGGCTGCCAGTTCTTCGACGATCGCGCAGTGAATCACGAAGCCCGTCAGGTAGGGCAGTTTCCGGGGGATGCCGTACTCTTTGGCGGTGCGGCGATCGATTCTCCAGCCCATCCACCGGGCAACCGCGGTGTCGATCGCCTGCTGGAGAGGGTGGCCACACAGCATTTCGTTGCGCACGTCGTCCGAAAAATGGCGCCCGTGGCGGCTGTCGAGAAACAGTCTGACCGATTCGAGGGACTCGCCGGTGGCGTTGGCGATGGCGGTCATGGCGATCGGCCAGGCCGCTTCGGCATCCTTGTTCATGGCGCCGAAAAACCCCCAGGCTTCGTTCCGGCTGCTTGGGATGGTCGTGTGGATCGACTGGGTGGTCATGTTGGTCTCCTTGCGGTGGTGGGTGGCGACACCTGTAGTAACGCGCTCTTTGAGCAGGAAGCCAAGCTTAATCTGGCCTCCTGCTCGCCGAAACTCACCGCAGGGCGTCGGCTCGCATGAGTTGGGCTTGTGCGCTGGCAAACAGATCGAGGCGCACGTTGCTGGCGACGTAAGTAGCGAGATGGTTGAGCGTCCAGTTGAGCACGTTGGCCTTGTCCTTGAGGCCATCGACTTCCTCGTACTGCGCGATGTAGCGGTCGAGTTCCGCGAGGCCGCGCTCTAATGTGGCGCGGGCATTGGTCAAGGCCTCGCGGCCCTGAGTCTCGGCGTAGTCGGCGATGTAGTCTGCTTGGTTCATTTGGCGTCTCCTGGTTGGCGCTGCGTTGATGACGACTCTATGAACGCGCTTTCCCAATCAGAAGCCAAGCGAATCATCGAACATTCCGCGATCGCCCGCTTGGCCCCCGGTTCTCAGCGGCGACCCGTCACGGCGGCGAGCTTGGCCCGTGCCCCCTCGCTTTGCCAATCGCAGGAATCCTTGCCGCTCTCGGCTTCGGCGGTCCAGCGGGCCAGAATCTCGGCGTCGGTCCAACCCTTGGCAAGCAGGTACGCGTAGTCGTCTGCGTTGTAGTTGGGGTGGTTCAGGATGGCGGTGGGGGTCATGGTGGTCTCCTTCGGGTTGATCGTTGCGACACCCGTAGTAACGCGCTGTTCGATGGCGAAGCCAAGCGGATTGTCAATCTTTCTGTCGGGCGCGCGGCGAACGCGCTCTTGCCGTCAGCTGTGCCTGGCCGCACGGCTGGCCCCGTCCCGCCGTGTGGCCCCCAGGCTCGGTGGATGCCTTGTCGGTTGACGAGGCGCCTTCAGCACCACGTGACGCCAGACCGCAATTCGTGTGCAACGGCCAGCAGGTGGAAGACTTCCCGGAGGCGGCGGACCACGCCCTCTTGATCGATGCCCGGGTCAATGAGGCGAACGCCGCGCTGGATCGTGGGCTGACCGTTGATCTCGACGAGGCGCGTCGGGCCGCGGGTGTCGCTCGGTGCGACGGTCGGGAACGCGCCGGCCTGATGCAGTACCTGCAGCGCCCGCTGGCGAAGGCGCGGCAAGTCAGCGACGTCGATCTCGCCGTAACCCTCGCTGACGTCGATGCCGATCGCACCGAGGACGATCGCTGCGTTACGGTTCGTGTAGTTGAGGCTGGCCTCGGGTTTGGCGTTGATGATAAGGCTGATGCTCATGGCGGGCTCCGGGTCGATCGTGTATCAGTGGCCGCGCAGGACTTTGATGCCCTCGGTGGCCAGGGTCAGCGCGGCGCTGGCGAAGAGCGTCTCGGCGAGCCACGGGCAGTCCTTGCCGTCGTCGAGCAATTCGTCGATGGCGTCTCTGGACTTCGCGCGCATCGCGGCGCAGGCGGCTTCGAGTTGCTGGTCGCTGGCGGTCCTGACTTCCGGGCACAAGCGCACCAAGGTGGTCAGGGCGGCGTTGGCCAGTTGCTGACCAAGGGTGTCGAGGGTGGCGGTGTTCATGCGAGGGCTCCCGGTGCGTGGATGACGACTACATGAACGCGCTGTTCGCCGTAAAAGCCAAGCGTTTCATCTCGCTTCGTCGGTGGCGCCTGCGATGGCACCGGAGCGGCCAGCCGCACGACGCTGGCCCTGTGACGCGCCCCGTCGCGCCGTGTGGCGCTTCGATGCGGTCGGCCGAGTCCCTGACCAACCGCGTGCGCACGCGCGCCCAAACGCAACAACGCCCGGTAACCCGGGCGTCTCGGGGTTTGGTTGGTGGTCAGGCGACCAGTTTCTCGGCCAGCTGGTACGCGTGATCCTTGAACCTCGCCCCCGGGCCAAACCAGGCGGCGTTCAGGCGGTTGTCCTGCATGCGGCCCTTCTCGTGGTCGATGTACTCGGTGGTGGCGTTCAGAAGCCCCCACAGCGTCTGGTCGATGGCGTCCTGGCCGCCGCCCTTCTGCGCGCCGGCGAAGAGTTCGGTGATCCGGCGGTAGCCCTTCGATTTTCTGACCTGCTCGGGCGAGTAGGTCTGACCGTAGGGCATGAAAGGTTGGAAGAGGTCCAGCAGCCAGGCGTCGGTCTCGGCGTCGGTCAGCTTGCGGCTGGCCATCAGCCCGGCCTTGTGCTGGAACTCTTCCCAGGCGTCCAGCGCGATGCCCAGGTCCGCCCGCACTGCTTTGGCGTCGAAGATCGCCTGGTGCGAGATGGTCACCTGCTTCTGCGCCGAGGCGTTGCGCAGGCAGGCCTGCAGCGTGTTGTTGCAGGCCACCCGGACCGTCGTGAATTTGGCGATGGTGGCCATCGTGCCGTCGTAGGAGGTGGCGAGCAGCAGGTAGGGGGCAACCTCGTCGTCGAGGATGCGGGCGTTGTCGCCGACGCGCCCGAGTGCCCAGATGCGGCGTCCTTCGCTCAGGGCGCCCACCGTCTCGATGGTGAACTGCCCGGCGTCGGCGAGTTTGCCAAAGAAGTTCAGGACATCGGCGGGCTGGACGATGCGGTAGTCGGCGCTCACCACGCTCAGGGGTGCGCCGGAGTCGCTGCGGTAAAGGACGTGCCTGTCGGCGCAGGTTTCGCGCTGCCCGGTGACGGTGCTGTCGAACTGGACCGCGGCGCGCAGCGCCTGCCATTCAAGTCTGGCGGCCTTCTGCCAGGTGGCGACGTCGGCGGTGGGGTCGACCGTCTGGCCGAGGCCGTGCCAGGGTGTGTCGGTGCCGGTGGCGTAGGCGATGGCGGCTTGGCCGGTGGTGAAATCGATCTGGTGTGCCATGGTGCTTCTCCTTCGTGGCGTGGTTGATGACAAGCACATGAACGCGCTGGACAACACCGAAGCCAAGCGTTTTCTTAGTCTCCTTTCGTTTTATCGTCGCCGTGGCCCAGATGCAAGAACGCCCGGTGGCCCGGGCGTGGGGTGAGGTGGTGGCGTTTCACACCATGTGGCGTGGGTTGCCCGTCAGGATTTCGAGCCAGTCCTGGACGAAGGCGTCGCCCTGCACGCCCTGCCGGCGAACCTCACGCACGCGGGTCAGGGTGAGATTCCATTCTTGGGCGATGCCGCGGATCGTCTTGCGATGCCGGCGCATCAGGTACCGGATGGTCTGGGCACTGAGGGTGTTCATGGAGGTCTCCCGGTGGCGTTGATGACGATCGTATGAACGCGCTGTTTGGTGCCGAAGCCAAGCGCCATCTCAAGCTTTCTTCGACACCCTGGCGTTTCACACCTTCGCCTCGGTCATGCGCAGTCCTTTGATCTGCACCGGAGGGCGGCGCTCGTAGGCGTCGGGTCGCTCTTCGAAGTCGGCGATGACTGCCTTGAGCACGGCCTGGAGGTAGCGTTCCGGCTTGCTGTAGCGCCTGAGGCAGTCGAGTTGCCGGGCGGTCGCCGTGACGTGGAACCACTGGTCTGGCGTCACCGTGTCGCACAGCTCGCACCAGACGGTCACGCCGTACTGTTCGACAAAGGGCTTCGCGCCGGAGAACACGGTCGGGGTCGTTTGCGGGTAGCGCATGCGGGTCATTGCGCCACCTCTCCGATGCGGTAGACGCGATCGCGGCCAGATGCCTTCTCGGAGGTGATGGTCAGCCCCAGCTTCTTCTTGAAGGCGCCCGCGAAGGTGCCCCGCACCGTGTGCGACTGCCACCCGGTGGATGCGCAAATTTGCGCAATTGTCGCGCCCTCGGGGCGCTTGAGCAGGGCGATCACCGCCGCCTGCTTGCTGTGCTCGCGGGTGCGGGGCTTCGCCGTCGTCGCTTGCTTCTCTGCCACCCATTGCGCCTCGGTGGCCACCAGGGCGGCTTCCACCTCCGGGTCGGGATGCGTGCTCGGCAGTGCCACCGGGACGCGCCCCAGGGCGTCGTAGCCCCCGGGCGAGATGAACCAGTCGGCGTCGCTGTCGGTGATCAGCGCCTTGTTGGAGAGGCCCTCGATCACCTTCTTGCGGGCGCCGCCCTTGACGTTGTCGGGGAACCAAGTGACACGGCCATCGGGTTGCTCGGCGGCCTGTTCGAGAACCAGGCGCTGGGTGTCGGTGAGTTGGATCGTCGTGCTCATGTTGATCTCCTTGATCGGGGTTGATGACGAGCACATGAACGCGCTGTTCAATCACGAAGCCAAGTCTTCCCAACCAGAAAGATGCGAATGCCCCTACGTGCCCCAACGCCCTGCCGACATCCGGGTTGCGGTGCGGTGCTGACTACGCCCGGCTACTGCGACACGCACCGTGCCGATCACCGGCAGTGGGACAGCAATACGGGGAAGAGGCAGCGACAAGAGAAACGTGCCCTGCCCACAAACAGCGCCGCGTGGCGAGGCCTGCGCGCTCGGGTTCTGCGTGAGGCACCGCTATGTCAGGAGTGCCTGCGGCTCGGTGTCTTGTGCGCCGCCAGCGTCGTCGATCACATCGATGGCGATAGCCACAATAACGACCGATCGAATCTGCAGTCGCTCTGCAGTCGCTGCCACGCCAGAGTCACGGCGAGGCACGACGGCGGCTTTGGCAACCCGAACCGGCGTCGCCAAGCGGACCGAGACTGCTGAGCGTTTCTGCGTCGGTCGATGGCCACTCGATGTCCGGCTGCGCACGCACGAAGCAAGGACAGATCATTCGTTCATCATCACATTATACGTGCAGCATGCGCGGAAAATGCCATTTGTTTAGATAGAGAAGTCCAGATTCGCGAAACGACTCGGCTGCAGACCCCTAGGGGCCTAGGTTCTCTACAATGGCATATGCTGTATGCGTGCGCGTGGTCAATTTTTTGTGCGTGCAAATTAGAAAACTTTTTTTGCGGGGAAATGGCGCTTGAGCATTGATTTCATTGGGGTTTTTGGCAAATCGAGAGGTGCCAAATCCGGCTCGATTTCGGCCGAAATCGGTGCGAAAGGACCATTTCGCGGGGTGATTTCGTATGGCCGCTCCCGGACGTAAGCCCCTGCCCGTGGTCGTGAAAGAGATCAAGGGAACGCTGCAGAAGTGCCGGACCAACGTGCGCGAACCGAAACCGACGACGGCCTTGTGCACCCCGCCCGAGTACATGTCGGACAGCGCCAAGGAAGCGTGGAACTACGCGGTGGCCAATTCGCCACCCGGTTTGCTGTCGGCACTCGACGGCGCGGTGCTGGAGCGCTGGGCGAACTGCTCCGGGATGTACCGCGAGGCACTCTCCAAGATCAACAAGGCCGGTGTCTCCGGAATGATGATCAAGACACCCAGCGGCATTCTTCGACGCTCGCCCCTGATGGACGTGATTCGGGATCTGGCGTTGGAGATGAAGGGCTACGAGGCCGAGATGGGATTCACCCCGGCGGCGCGCTCACGCATATCGCTGCCGGCGGAATCGACGACCGAGTCGGATCCGTGGTCGGAGATTGCCGGATGACGGCCAACCGCAGTTACACGACGATCGCCCGCCAGTACGCCAAGGCTGTCGTCACCGGCAGGGTTCTCACCGGCAAGTGGGTGCGCGAGGCCTGCCAGCGGCAACTCGACGATCTGGCGCGCTTCACGGGCAAGGACAGTCCCTACCGATTCAACCCAACCCTGACCGACAAGTTGGGGCGCAGTTTTCGGCCTGCCGACAACCTGTGCGCCTTCATCGAGCGCCTGCCGCACGTCAAGGGGCCACTGGCGGGACAGCCGATCCGACTGGAGCCCTGGCAGGTGTTCATCCTGACCACCGTCTTCGGCTGGGTGAAGCCCGATGGCAAGCGCCGCTTTCGCCGGGCCTATATCGAAGTGCCGCGCGGCAATGCGAAATCGACACTTTCCTCCGCCCTGGCCCTGTACATGCTGGCCGCCGATGGTGAAGGCGGCGCCGAGGTGTATTCGCTGGCGACCACCCGCGACCAGGCGCGCATCGTCTTCGGCGACGCACAGACCATGGCCCGCCAGTCGGCCGGGTTTCGGACACGCTTCGGCGTCGGCGTCGGGGCGCACAACCTGCACGTGCTGGCCAGGGGCTCGAAGTTCGAGGCGCTCTCCGCGGAAGGCTCGACCCTCGACGGCCTGAACATTCACTTCGGCTGCATCGACGAGCTGCACGCGCACAAGACCCGCACCGTCTACGACGTGGTCGAGACCGGCACCGGCAAGCGCGACAACTCGCTCTTGTGGGTGATCACCACCGCCGGCAGCAACCGGTCGGGTATCTGCTACGAGATCCGCACCTTCGTCACCCGCCTGCTCGACGGCGTGTTCGCGGACGACAGCCAGTTTGCTGTGGTCTATGGGCTCGATGACGGCGACGACTGGACGCTCGAAGAGTCGCTGATCAAAGCCAATCCGAACTGGGGCATCTCGGTGCGCCCGGAAGTGCTGGCGCCGCTGCAGGCCAAGGCGATGCAGATGCCGAGCGCGGTGAACAACTTCAAGACCAAGCATCTCAATGAGTGGGTCAACGCGGACACCGCGTGGATGGACATGCGTTCCTGGGATCGCTGCGCCGACCAAGGGCTCGATATCGAATCCTATGCCGGTCAGCCGTGCTGGATCGGCCTCGATCTAGCCAGCAAGACCGACATCGCCGCCCTGCTGCTGGTCTTCGCGCATGCGGAAATCGACGGCGGCTTTGCGGTGTTCGGTCGCTACTACCTGCCCGAGGATACGGTGCACGCCACCGGCAACAGCCAGTACCCCGGCTGGATGGGCAGCGGGCGGCTGACGGTAACGCCGGGCAACGTGATCGATTTCTCCTGGATCGAAGCCGACCTGGTGGACTTCGCCTCGCGCTTCGCCATCCAGGCGGTGGCCTTCGATCCGTTCCAGGCGACGCAGTTGTCGACCCGGATGCTGGCCGAGGGACTGCCGATGATCGAGGTACGCCCGACAGTGCTCAATTTCTCGGAGCCGATGAAGACTTTGGAGGCGCTGGTCCTGCAGGGGAAACTGGTCCACGACGGGGACCCCGTACTGGGCTGGATGGTGAGCAACGTCGTGGCGCACCTGGACGCCAAGGACAACATCTATCCGCGCAAAGAACGCCCGGAGAACAAGATCGACGGCATCGTCGCGCTGATCATGGCACTGTCGCGGGCGATCACGCCCGGCACCCAGGTGGTGCTCGGTGCTGACTACGAACTGGTGATGCTCTGATGGGGATGTTCAGCTTTCTGTCGCGCTGGATGGCCTCGAGTGACGACCGTTCGCCCGGTGGTGATTTCTGGTTCGAGCCGGTCACGATGCGGAGCTCCAGCGGCATGCGCGTTTCGGCGGACAACGCCATGCGCGTGGCGGCGGTGTACGCCAGCGTGCGTATCCTGGCAGAGACGATGGCGGCCCTACCGTTCGTGCTCTACCGCCAACGCGCCGATGGCGGCAAGGACCGGGTGACGGATCACTGGCTGTACCGCGTGCTGGCGAAGCGCCCGAATCGTTACCAGAACCCGTATGAGTGGCGCGAAATGTTGCAGGGTCATCTGGCGCTCAGAGGCAACGCCTACAACCGGATCGTGGCCAACCGCCGCGGCGAGATCGTCGAGCTAATGCCGATCCACCCGGACCGGATCAGGATGGAACTGATCCCGTCCGGTGACTACCGCTATCGGGTGACCGATCGGCTCGGGGTAGAAGCCATACTGCCGCGCGGCGAGATCTGGCATCTGCGTGGTCTGTCGTCGGACGGTCTGATGGGCATGAGCCCGATCGACCTGGCGCGCGAGAGTCTGGGCATGGCGCTGGCCGCGCAGGACTACGGTGCGCGCTTCTTCGCCAACGACGCGAAACCCACCGGCGGCTGGATCGAGTTTCCGGGATCGTTCAAGGACAGCGAAGCCAAGAAGGTGTTTCGCGAGTCCTACCAGGCGGCGCAGTCCGGGGCCAACCGCGGCAAGGTGCTGGTGCTGGAAAACGGCATGAAGTTCCACGAGGTGGGCGTGACCAACCGGGACGCGCAGTTTCTCGAACTCCGGAAATTCCAGATCACGGACATCGCGCGGCTGTTTCGGGTGCCGCCGCACATGATTGCGGATCTGGATCGCGCGACGTTCTCGAACATCGAGCAGCAGAGCCTCGAATTCGTCATGCACACGATGACGCCGTGGGCCGAACGGTGGGAAGCGAGCATCGAGTCGGAGTTGCTGCTCGACGGCGATGACCTGGAAGTCGAGTTCGATTTTGCGAATCTGATGCGCGGCGATGCCGCCAGCCGGTCGTCGTACTACCAGAGCGGCATCCAGAACGGCTGGCTGACGCGCAACGAGGCGCGCATCGCCGAGAACCTCAATCCGCTCGACGGGCTGGATGAGCCGTTGCGCCCGTTGAACATGGTCGAGGAAGGCTCAGCCGAGGATCTGGAGGGCGATGGCGAGCAGGAGCAGCCTGCACAGGATGTGACTGGGCCGCAAGACGATGACGCTGCACAGACCGAATGACGATGGGGATGACACGATGAACCACCACTTGCTGGTTGCTGAATTTCTGGCCACCCCCTGGGCCTTGATGCCCGAACGACTGAATGCGGTAGCGGCGGTCCTGGCGCGCTGGTCGCAGGACGTTCCGGCTGGCGAGGATGTGCTGGCATCGATCGCCGCTGACCGCAACGTGCGGGAGGCACGCCGGCAGGCGACCGCGGCGGTGTCCAGTGGCGGGATTGCTGTGCTGCCCTTGTACGGTGTGGTCACCCAGCGCGGCAACATGGTCGACGATGTCTCGGGACCGGGCAGCGTCAGCACGCAGCAGTTCGCGTCCGCGCTGCGCCAGGCGCTGGCCGATGACTCGGTCAGTCAGATTCTGATCGACATCGACAGTCCGGGCGGCAGCGTCTACGGGGTGTCCGAGCTCGCCGACGAGATCGTCAGTGCCCGGGCACAGAAGCCCGTGGTGGCAATCGCAAACAGCCTTGCCGCGTCTGCTGCCTACTGGATCGGTTGCTCGGCGTCGGAGTTCTACGTCACGCCGGGCGGCGAGGTCGGCTCGATCGGTGTCTGGCAGGCGCACTTCGACTACTCGCAGGCGTTTGTCACCAAGGGCGTCAAGCCGACGCTGATCTCGGCCGGCAAGTACAAGGTCGAGGGCAATCCGTATGTGCCGCTGGACGAGGAGGCGCAGGGCTTCATGCAGTCGCGCGTGGATGACTACTACGCCAGTTTTACCAAGGCGGTGTCGCGCGGGCGCGGGGTGCCGATCGCGCAGGTGCGCGAGGGGATGGGCCAGGGTCGTGTGCTCGGCGGCGACGCTGCGCAGGCGCAAGGCATGATCGATGGGGTGGCCACGTTCGAGGATGTCGTCAGGAAGATGCGCGCGGGTGCTAGGCCCGGTACGAAGCCGAGAGCACGCCGTCTCGTCTACGCGCAGAGGGCGATCGAGATTCTGCGATAATTAGAAACCGGGGTTGATATCTCGTTGCGTGAATAGAATGTCCACTGAAAGGCACGAGTAGACCATGAAAGTTTTTTGGTCTTGGCAGAGCGATACACCTGCCACGCTAAACAAAGATTTTGTGAAAAAGGCCTTGGAGGATGCGCTTGCCGCGGTCTCCGTGGAACTTGGGCTCTCTGAGGCCGAGCGTCCAGAAATCGATCACGACACAAAGGGGGAGGCGGGACTGGTGTCTATTGTGGACACTATCTTCCGGAAGATCGAGAAGGCTGAGATCTTTGTCGGCGATGTAAGCTATGTTGGCGAAACTTCAAAGGGCAAATTGCTCCCGAATCCCAACGTAATGATCGAGTTGGGCCATGCACTCACGTCCATCGGCCCTGACCGCATCGTGTTGGTGGCCAACCGAGCCTTCGGTGGCAGGCCGGAGGACCTTCCCTTTGATTTGCGTCATAGGCGCGGCCCAATAGTCTATGAACTGCGCGATGGGGCCACGCGCAAAGACCGAGACGCTGCCTTGAAGCGGCTTACCAAGGACCTTGTGGGAGCGCTTTCTACAAATCTTGGAGTTGCCTTCGCGCAACGTGACAGCGAAGTCACCGTTGCACTCCATCCAGCACGGCCGGATGATCGTTCGACGTGGCTGGCGAAGGGTGAAAAAGTCTGCCACCACGACTTCTTTAACGATGGAGGCAAGAGGAGTTGGACCGTTACCGAGGGGGCGCGCGCATACCTGCGCATTGCTCCTGCGACATGGGACAACGTGCCGTCGCGACGCGAAGTCCAAGCTGTGGGCGACAATGGCCTCGGGCTACGTGCAATGGGTCCATGGAGGGACGGCGACGGAGGGGCAAACGACTTAGGAGTGGTCGCAGTCGGGCTAGATCCAGAGCACCCCGGGGCGATACTTGCGGTGACTCAGTGGTTTGCGGATACCGGCGAGGTTTGGGGCTTCAACTCAGCGGCGGCGTTTGAACGGAACGGAAAATCTCTCATTGCTGCGCCCTCGATTAGGAAGGAGTGGGCGGATTTCTTGAAGACCTCGCTGGCTTTTCTTCAGCACCTCGGTGCGCCGCAGCCCTTCAAGATCGAGGCCGGGGTTACCGGACTTAAGGACGTGTCTTTCGAAGTAGGCATCTCGTCTGCGGTTCCCGCACTGGATAGCGAAGTCAGTTTGACGCGACAGCTCAGGAATTGGGACGAATCTGAGAGATTGGTCTTCGTAACCGATGTCTATAACAAGCTTCTTGATGCCTTCAATCAGCCCAGGGTTACGACGGGTCATGTTTGCCCGTCCTAGCGCGGCTGGAAGTGATTCGCTGAAAAACGCAACTAGTCAGACAGGTAGTCATTCTTGAGTAGATAAGGGACTTGCGAACTACCGATCGGTTTTCGGGCAAAACGTCGTTGACCCTCGCCCCGTTCTAAAACGACCCGCCGCCCGTCCCCCACCCCAACCGCCTCCCGGCGGTTTTTTTACGCCCCTCGAACCCGCCTCGTGCGGGTTCTTGCCTTTGGAGAACCACATGAGCAAGCAACTGCGCGAGCTTCAAGCTCGCAAGACCACCCTCGTCAAAGAGGCCCGCGGTCTGACCGACCTCGCCGCTTCGGAGAACCGCGACCTGACCGACGACGAAGTGACCGCCTTCGACGCCCTGCGCGCGCGCATCGACGCCGCCTCGTCGGCCATCGACCGCGAAGCCGCCCTGATCGCCGACGAAGCACGCATCGGTGTCGACCACGTCATCGGCCCGATCGTCACCGACAACCGCGAAGCGGATCCCCGCCGTGGCTTCGGATCGGTCGGCGAATTCATGCAGGCCGTGTACCAGGCCGACAAACCCGGCCAGTCCATCGACGCCCGCCTGCTGCTCGGCGGTATCGGCGCCGCCGCACCCAGCAACTACGGCAACGAAGCCGTCGGCCAGGACGGCGGCTTTCTCGTGCCGCCGCAGTTCTCCCAGGAGATCTTCAGGCTGTCGCTGGGCGAGGACTCGCTGCTGCCGCTCACCGACAACGTCGAGATCAGTGGCAACAGCATGGCGTTTCCGAAGGACGAGACCACGCCCTGGGGCACCAACGGCATTCGCGCCTACTGGCAGGGCGAGGCGGCCTCTGGCACCCCCACCAAGCCGGTGCTGGGCCTGGCCACCCTGCGCCTGAAGAAACTGATGGCGCTGGTCCCGACCACCGACGAGTTGCTCGACGACGCCAACGCGTTGACCAGCTACCTGCCGGAGAAGGTGGCCGTCTCGATCCGCTGGAAAGCCAACGAGTCGATCCTCTTCGGCGCCGGCAACGGCATCCCGCTCGGCTGCATGAACGGCGGCGCCATCGTCACGGTGGCCAAGGAATCCGGTCAGGCAACGCAGACCCTGGTGCCGCAGAACCTCGCCAAGATGATTGCCCGCCTGCCGCCGGGCTCTTTCACCAACGCGGTCTGGATCGTGAACAACGACGTCCTGCCGGCACTGTTCACCCTGACGCTCGGCAACTACCCGATCTACCTGCCGGTCGGCCAGTCGGTCGGCGGCATCCAGCTCTCGCCCTACGGCACGCTGCTCGGTCGCCCGGTGTTTGTCTCACAGCACGCCAACACCTTCTCGTCGCAGGGCGATGTGCTGCTGGTCGATCTTTCGTACTACCAGACCATCACCAAGGCCGGCGGCATGCAAACCGCGACGTCGATGCACCTCTACTTCGACGCCGACCTGACCGCCTTTCGCACCACCTTCCGCATGGACGGCCAATCGAAGATCCAGAACCCGATCGCCCCGGCCAAGGGAGCCAACGCCCTCTCACCCTACATCCAGCTCGCCGCGCGCTGAGCGAGGCACGAACCATTTTCCCGCAGGAGACATCCATGTACCCCAACCTCAAGGGCAGCGAAACGCTGTCGATTCTCGCCACCATCGACCCGGCCAGCCAGGCGGCCGGTACCGTCACCACCGCCTGGGTGTCGGCCGCCAATTTCCATGCGTTTCTGGCGCTTGTCGAAACCGGCGTCCTCGGCGCTGCGGCGACCCTGGACGCCAAGATCCAGCAGGCGCGCGACGCCACCGGTAGCGGCGCCAAAGACGTCAGCGGCAAAGCGATCCGCCAGATCGTCAAGGCCAGCGGCGACAACAAGCAGGCGCTGATCAACCTGAGACCCGAGAACCTCGACAGCAACAACGGCTTCGCCTTCCTGCGTCTGTCGCTGACCGTCGAGGTCGCCGCCAGCCTCGTCGCCGGCAAGCTCATCGGCGTGCATCCGCGCTACGCCACGGCGGAGGTCTTCAACCAGGCCGCGGTGGTCCAGACGATCTGAGCCATGCCGCTGCAACTCGTCACCCCAGCCGCGGAGGAACCGGTGTCACTCGCCGAGGCCAAGCGCCACCTGCGGGTGGAGTCTGCCGAGGACGATGCGCTGATTGGTTCGCTGATCTCGGCGGCGCGGCAAGCGGCGGAAACGCTCACCGGCCGCCAGTTCGTCACCGCGCGCTGGAAACTGGTGCTCGACAGCTTTCCCGGGCCGAGCCTGATGGGCGTTCCTGCGGGACTGCCGTTCTCGCTGCCGGGGCACGCGATCCTGCTGCCGAAATGCCCGGTTCAGTCGGTATTCGCCATCCGATACCTTGACATGTCCGGCACCACACAAACCATGCCGCGAGCGGACTACACCGTCGACACGGCTTGCGAGCCGGCGCGCGTGACGCCGGTGTTCGGCAGTGCCTGGCCCGTTTCCTTGCCGCAGATCGGGGCCGTAACGCTGCTCTTCGCTGCGGGATACGGCGATGCCGCCAGCGTCCCCGCGGGAATCAAGAGCTGGATCAAGCTGCGCGTGGGCAGTCTCTATGCGCACCGCGAGGAAGTCGCCCTGCTGACGAGCGGCAAGATCGAGGCCTTGCCGTTCATCGACGGTCTGCTCGACCCGTACCGAGTGGTGCTGGCATGACCGCGACCTTCAATTCCGGCCAGGCCAGGCAGCGGATCCGGCTGCAGGCCAAGAACGTCACCCGCAACCCCATCGGTGAAGAGGTCGTTACCTGGACCGACGTGGTCACCGACACCCCAGATCATGCGCTCTGGGCCGAGGCCTGGCCGCTCAAGGGGCGCGAGTTCTTCGCGGCCCAGCAAACCCGCTACGCCGCCGACGTGCGGTTTCGGATTCGGTGGCGGGCGGATGTGGTGCGCGAGCAGCGTGTCCTGTGGCACGACGAGCCCTACGACATCGTGATGCTGACTGACGTCGGCGCCGGCCGCCACACGCTGGAAATCCTCGCCATCAACGGCATCCGGAACGGACTCTGACCATGAGCAGTGACATCACCGTCCGACTGCAGGGCGTCGAGGAGCTGAAGCGCGTCCTCGCGCGCGTGCCCGACAAGCTCAGGCGCAAGGGACTGTTAAAAGCCCTGCGCGTGTCGGCGCGGCTGGTACGCGACGATGCCCGTCTCGCAGCGCCGGTACGGCAAACGCGGAAGATCAACCACCGACCGGGTACCGTCAAGCGCGCGATCAGCATCCGTACTTCGAAGTTCGCGCGACGAGCCGGCGACGTGGGGGTGTTTGTCAGTGTCCGACCCCTGCGCGGCGCCCGACAGAAACGCCTCGGCGCGGCCGGCGCCAACAATCCGAACGATCCCTACTACTGGCGTTTTCTGGAGTTCGGCACGCGCAAGCTGACTCCGCGCCCGTTTCTGCGCCCCGCCAGCCGCAAGCTGCCGCAGGTCGCCGAAGCCTTCATCGTCTCGGCCACCGCCGAGATCAACCGGCTCAACACGGGGAGTGAGTAATGTCTGCCGAAACCGAACTGCATGCCGCCCTGTCGGCCAGCACCGCGCTGGCTGCCCTGATTGATACGCGAATCACCCCGGACGCCATTCCCGAGGGCAATCCCCTGCCGGCGGTCGTCTACCAGCGGGCCGGCACCACCCCGGTCAGCACCATCCATGACGGCCAGCCGATCGCCGAGGAAGTCCGTTTTCAGGTCAGCGCCTGGGCGCCCACGCGCACTGCGGCTGACGCCGTGGCGGACGAAGTCGCCACCGCCTTGGCCGCTGCCGGCGTCAGTGTCGCCGATCGGTCGAGCGGCATCGACCCGGAGAGCGATCTCAAGTCCGCCACCGTCGAGGTCGACTGGTGGCACGTGTTCTGAGCCTTCCCCGCTTCATCACCCGCCCGCCGATTGGCGGGTTTTTCTTTTTCGGAGGCAAATACCATGTCCAATCCCCGCAAGTGGTCGAACGTCGCCGTCGCCCTGCAGTCGGCGCTGGGCGCCGCGATCACGATTACCGCCGTCACCAGGGCAGCGGAAGGTGTCGTTTCCGCGACCAATACCCTCGCCAATGGCGAATTCGTGCTGCTCGCCGTCGAGGGCATGTGGCAACTGAACGACCGGGTCGCCCGGGTCAAGGCGGTCTCCGGGGCCGGCTTCACCCTCGAAGGCATCGACACCACGCTCTTCGACACCTTCACC